GAGATTATATCATTCGATAAATACTCCAAGGAGCGTTCGCCATTCTATCGCTACAAGTCTTACGATAGCGCAATGAGCTTGGGTATGTTTGACATTCTTCCTTCTCAGATCGAACAGGTTGCAACGCAAACCAAGATGCTGGCAACACCTGAAGAGATGGAGATGTTTACCCCAGAAGAACAGCGACTCCTTTACTTCTCCGCGCTTTCCGAGTGGCTTTATCTTATGAGGCTCAACGACACCGACATGGCCCGCCTTGTCAACAAGGCCCGCCGCGACATGATCAAATCGGCGGAAGAGCGTGAGAAGGAATTGGCCCGCATCCGCGCTGGACGCTAATCGCTATTTGCGAATATCGAATTTTTTGCGGAGAAAATCAATACATTCTCCGCGCTTATCGCGGTGAATAATACAGGTATCGTGGGTATGTACCCAATCGAAAGCTCTGTGATCCCAAACAGTGGGATTCGGGATTAGCCCTGCTGGTCGCCCATTACTCCTTGAGTAGAAGATGTTGGGCATCATGTGGTTAACGGCATGAGAGAACCAGATAATCTCTGGAGCTATCGCGCAATCAAAAGCCATTTGGGAAGTGGCGGGTTTGCTGAAGAAGTTCGGACACCATGAGATGACATCAGGAGGGTAGATCGCTCCTCCGTTGATGTGGTCAAAGCAATCCACCCAAGCCCCCATGAAGGGTCTCTTGGCTTTCTGGTATTCGGCCTCCAGCCGAGCGACCCAATCAGGTTGAGCAGGGATCATGTCGGTCTCCCAGAGGAGCCAAGGCTTGCCCAAATCCCGCATGATCTTACAAGTCTCCGCAAAGGCATGGTTATTGCAGGCGGGCCAAGCCAAGTGACACTGTGGAATGTAATGCACTACACATTTTCCGAACGATTTCATGGAGAGCGTTACAGCCGCTTCGCAGTCCAACCCCTCGTCTGTAATCAGATGGATTTCGTTGGGTTGTTTGCCAAGATCCTTGGCCCAATTCAGCACCCGAATGGCTTGCCCGTAGTCGCGGGAGCAGAAAAGAAACGCCAAATTAAGGGGGGGAGGAGCCCACTTGTAACCCACAGGAGGACGTATACGGCATTCTGGGGCGCGGCGGAATAGATCAGGATTGATCATAGAGCCTATCCCACTCGTCTTTCATGGCGGCAAACCCGCCCCAACTCCATCCCTGCTTCACCACAAGAGGCGGCAGAGGTTCTCTTGATGTGTCAACCCAGTGAAACTCCTCTGGCATAAACCGATCAGCGTATGCTCCGAGTAAGTTAAACTCACTGAGTCTTCGCCCATCAATCTTATGAAACCATTCTGACATGAGTCCATGGCGTTCTTCCAAATAGATTGTAAGATCATTGTATATACGGGAAGGATATATAAGCGGCATTCTCCGCATATATTCATATTCTGGGCTGAATCCGAGGTAATGCTGGGTAACGCCGTGCCAAGCCAAGGCATCCTTATCAAGGAGATGCCAAGGTGTTTTGAGCATGATAGGTTTACCATCAATAAAAAGATCCATAAGGTTTCCGATCACAATGCAATCCGAATCAATATGGATGACATGGGTGGCGTCCTCTGGAACATAGGCAATGGCACGAAGCTTGGTGTGCTGCTGATCAACGTAGCCATCCTGATGGACAGGAGAAACATGGGTGGTGGGATATCCCACATCATGCCCCTCTGGAGCAACCACAGTTAATCCCAATTCTGGATTGTGTTTCTTGATAGACTTCAAGCAATAGACCAACCAATCCTTATCCTTGTTGTAGGTTCTGATTAGGATGTGGGGTTTAAGAGCAGAGGTAGTCATACTGGAGTTGAGATGGGATAGAATTGGGGGGATAGATTTGGAACTGGGTATAGCCGTAAGATTCTATTTGTTCTTTGAGTTGTTTCGGGCTTGATCCGCTACGTTCCAAGGCACCCTGATTGAATTCCACAAACAGCTTGGGTTTCTTGGCGCGAACAAGCTTCTCCATGCCAGCCAGAGCCTTGGATTCAAACCCCTCAACGTCGATCTTGATGAAGTCTGGGGGCCAGATGGCCTCTTCCAACTCATCCAGAGGGATGGCATCCACCTCAACTTGCCCATTCTCATCAACGTAAGACGCCCCGACATTGTCTGATAGGGTCATCTTGATCGTTCCTCGCATGTCGGATGCTGCCAGATTCTTGCAGATAGCCTCTCCACAATTACGTTTTAAACATTCGTAAGCATCAGGGTTGGGTTCAAACGCACAGACCGAAAGACCGATATCTAAATAGAATCTGGTATGGTCTCCGATATTAGCTCCAACATCCCATGCTCTCTTGCATCCTTGGATGCGAGGTTCCAGCCAGTGAAACAAATGAGGGTCGCATTTGAGACTGTTGTGTTCCTCGACCCACTTGGAAATGTGGGTATCATTTGATAACACCCAAATACCGTTTGGAAGTTGCTTGATATTGCTCACAGAGACTTGAGCGTATCCAAAAGTGGCATCAAGTCAACCATGGAGGTGCGGCGTTTAATCTCCGCTTCCAGCATGGACTTGTATATACTATGTATATCCAGATCGGCTATATCCTGATGGGATATGCCTTGGATCGCCGCCTCCGCATTATTATCCAACTGGGAAATAATCTTGGCTATGGAGGAGGGGTTCCCTGCCTCGTAATCCGAGTCCATGATGGTCTGTATGTCGCCGTCCGCCAACAAATTCCAATTGTAGGCTAACGCCGACTCCTTCCCACAAAGTAGGAGGTGGGCGACGAGTTGCTTCCAAGCCTCTCCCTTCTGCTCTCCGTAGCGGGTTTCGGTGGGCAGGGCTATGTGCCCTCCTCCCATTGCCATCTTCTTTTTTAGTTGGGCAGACTTGATACCAAGCAACTTCGCACACCGATTAGCCAATTCGTCTCGCTCAATCCCGTCTTCCAAGACTGATAGAGCCTGTCCGACTTTGCCCATGGCAATCTGTTTATCCTCAATTGAGTTTTTATCCAGCGATTCTGCCAGTGCTTCGGGATAGATCTTTGCATTTGAGATCAGGCTCGCAAGGTCTCCGCCCGAAACCAAGAAAGAATCGGGATCTCCATCTGTCAGCATAACGGCCCTGACCCTGACACCGAGGCTTGCTAACCCCGCAAATGCTTTAAATGACGCCTCTCGCCCCGCTTTATCCCCGTCAAATACCAAGACAGCCTCTTCGCATAAACGTCGAATGGTGGCCCCGTGGGATGCGGTGAACCCAGTTCCTAATGGAGCAACAGCACTGGTAATCCCAGACAAGTGGCATCTGATCGTATCGATCTGTCCCTCAACAATGACAGCCTGCCCCGAATCAATGATGGATCGTTTGGCTTTATCCAGCCCGTAGAGAAGTTTTCCCTTGTGAAAGATGGAGGATTCGGGGCTGTTGAGATACTTCGCAGGATGGTTGTCGGTGGTTCTCCCACTGAATCCAACCAGAGTTCCCGACTCATCCGCTATCCCGAACATAATCCGATTGGTAAAACGTAGCGTCCCATTATCGTAGGTTAGTCCCGATAGGGTATGATGATCGGTATTACCAGACAGAGCATAGCTCTTGGGGGCGAAGCCTATCTTCCATTGCTCGCAGATCTCCTTATTGAATCCACGTTCCTTGAGAATCTTGCGGGCTTCGACCCCTTCCTTACTTAAAAGCAAACTGAAAAATTGTTGGTGGGCTTTATAGACTACGGATACCAAGCCCTTTCGTAGCTTATCGGCCTCACTTTCCTGTTCCTCTATTGCTATGCCAGCCTTGGCTCCTAGTTTTCTGACAGCCTCTGGAAAGTTAATCTTGTCCATCTCCATGATGAATCGGAAGAGCGACCCTCCCGCCCCGCATCCAAAACAATGGTAGGTGTTCTTCTCATCATTAATAAAGAAGGATGGACTCTTCTCCCGATGGAAGGGACACAAGGCAGAGAATCGTCCGCCCCTCTGTTTCACAGGGAAGTAATCCCCCGCTACTTCAGAGAGACGGACGTTCGCCGCTATCGAAGCAATGGTCGTTTCAGAGATCAAAAACTAAGCGGATTAGGATTTGTTTCCATCTCTTCAACGCGAGGCAAGACATAGATCTTGTCCTTGGTTGATTTGCGCGGGGCTTCGACGGCGGTTACCACACACAAAAATGCGGAGATAGCCACGATGAGTGCTAAGAATGCGTAAGGTTTCATTTTCTATATTTTCTAATTTGATCGATGTTGTAGTAAATGATGTATCCGAAAACGAATACAAACATAGTGATAAAGAATGCGTCAATCATACGAGGCACAGGTCTTCCTGATCGTAGAGTTGGCCGAGATCGCGGAAATGCTCCAAGATCTTCCCCATCAAATCATTGGAGACGATATCTTCAATGTCGATAAAGTATTGGCGTTCCAGCTTTCTGCATTCTGCCACACTCAGGGTTAGCTCAATGTTACTTGAGTCGTTCCAGATTGTGACCCTTCCCCTGCAACGCTTTTCGGCGTTGAGGCCAGCTTTAGTTATGTGATGATATATCATGGTTTGTGTGTTTGATGGAGATCCAATCCTCCGTTTGTTGGTATGCTTCCAGACGAGGAACCCAAGATACATTACTGCACCATGAGATTCCTTCCGCCAGAAGCGAAGGTTGTTTGGGTTTGCGGACAAGTAGCATGAGGTCATGCCACAAATCGCAGACAAATCTTACTTGATTTTTAGACATAGGAATCCTCCTGACGTTGGCATTCGGCCCGAATCGCGGAAAGATCCTGAACATAGGGCAAGCACCCGAGGTGGATACAAGCACCCAAGACTTGGGCGTCCCCGAACTCTTGGCACAGGGCAAACAATGGGCGGGACTGATGGGTCTTCCCATTGATCCTGATCCCCGTCCAGAATTCGTAGTGGTCATTGCCACAGGCATCAGTCCACATATATCTCCCTCTCATTCAAGCCGCGAAGGGCTTTAGTGGTAAGCTTTGCCTCTTTTCTGGCAATCCTTGAGGAGGATCGGTTGGACATATGCTTCCGCAGCTTGTCCTCCAGTGCCATCTTGATGGTGGTGATTTCCGAGAAACCCAACCGAACTGTATAGCCACTGGTTGGGAGTTTGTATTTCTGTATTTTTGTTTTCATGGGTGTGCTTGTTGTGTTAGACATTGTCCGTCACCTGACGTTCAATGAAATCTTCATGGTCAATCCACGATTTCCCGCCTGAAGAAGGTGAGGCCCCTGCTCCAATAGCAGAGAAACCCTTCGTCCCTCCTCCCCTAACGAGCAAGGAGAAGGCAGATATCCGCTTTGCGGCCTTGCGGAATCGACCCGATAGAAAGGGAAGGGGAGCCAGACGGCGAGCAGGGGAAAAGAAGTGGGCAACAAAAGGGAAATAGTTTTTCATGCGGTTCTCCAGAATCGTAGCTTCTTCTTTCCGCCTTCTGTCACCATGCGCGTAGGGTAACGCCTTCCATTGCGGCGTCCATGTTTTGAGGCGAGCGAGCGAAGAAAATTCCAATCAGTTTTTAATCCAGTATCAGGCCAAGCAAAGGATTCTCCTACCTGAAGCTTGGAAAGCATGAAGGGAAGTGGGTGGACAAGTGGCCCTCTCTCCCCCTTGCGGGGGAGGAGAACCTTGTCATCTATCGTGATGGTATAGGCGCGCTTCATTCGCGGAACCATTCGGCCCGTGCCGATTCATAGTCTTCAGCAACATCCAGACCGATGGAGTGGGAATTGTTCTCCGCAAACGTCTGGATCTCCTTATCCAATGCCTCATCAATGGCTTTTGTAAGCGCGGGGTGACCCTCCACGATGATTTTTTCGATGCGCCTTCCCTCCGTAGTCCAAGGGAGATTGATCCCCTCCTCTGGTTCGATTTCGCACCTTGTCACCTCGATGCCTTGAACATCAGCATCCGCATCGAACTCGACTTTGAGATCTATCGTGCAGTAGAAGGTCTTTCCTCCTACTGATATTTCATTGTCGAAACCAACTTCGTAGCTACAGGTATGGTTATTCATTTTGATTTGTCTATTAGTTTTTGAAGGAAGTTTTTCGGTAGCTTGTAGGAGTCATTCGACAGCACCGATTTGTTGATTAGACGAGTGGCATGGTCATTCAAGAACCAGTAGGTTCCCGCTGGTATGCCCTTGATTTGGTTTTCTTTTAGTGTGGCAGTCATTGGTTTGTTTTCATTTTGATTTTTATTAAATGGTATAGCGCAATCTGTCTGAAGAATTGACAAGCTCACGGAATAGTTTGCTTGGCATCTTCACCATTTTGTCGAAGAGTTCCACCTGAACGCCAGCAGGGCCGAAGTATCCCGATGAGACGGGAAGTATCTCATCCGCCACTACGTTCTTTTCGTCTTCATTCAGGACGCATATGCCATTGCATTCGGAACCGATCAGGCCGAAAGCATCGTATGCCCCGTAGAGCATAAGTCTGAATCGGTTTTTGCCCTTCTTCACAATCCTGTCCCGCGAGACTCCGACATACGGGCCGACACGGGGATAGCTAAATATGTTTTTCTGTTCTGTTTTCATTAGAGTGTCTTCCCTTTCGACGGGGCTTGCGTTACGATAGCCTTGCAAGCGGATCGTGCCGCCGCTTCGACTCTGTCTATTGTTTCCTGCGATACTCTGGAAAACTTGTGGGCGCGATTAGCTTCCGCGAATTCCAGAATGTATTTTTTAACTTTGGATTTATTGATCAGGTTATTCATTTTGTGTATGGTTTTGTTTCGGGTTGAAGCAACCCATTCCGCCCCCTGTCACCAAGGAGCGGATGAAGTGCTTCACTCTGGTAATCCGAACGGGGTTTTCCCAGTGAAGCTATGGTAGATTCGGAAAGCCTCTTCCCAATCTTCGCGGGAACCATCAGAAAAGAAGTGAAACTCTTTCCTGAATGCTTCTTTGAAAGTCAGAAGCGCGAAGCATACGATCAGGTCATATGGCTTTCGGGCCGTTTTGCAGAAGTCAGACTTTTCACCAATGAAATCATTCCACCTTATGCAGAAAGTTTCATGGTCAAGACCTTCTTTCCTTTCCCCGTTGAGCCAGATTTCGCTCTCATTAATGACTGGGCGTCCCTTGCCGAGACCGCCCCGAATTTCAAACAGGTTTTGCGCCTTAATAAATCGCGCAAATCGTTTGATGGTATTTGATGCTGATCGAAATCTCTTGCGAGTCGATTCAGTGTCTAACGTTGCTGGTTTGATTTCCCAATAGTGCGTGTATCCCATATGTTTTCTTGTGGTTTGTTGTTGTGGTTTATCTAATTCCGAATGCTTCAGGTTTCGCGGCATAGAAGGCGAACGCATCCCGCAAGCGGTAACGCTCAAGAATACGCGTGATCTTGTCCATGCGCGGATGGATTTTGGCAAACTCATAGAGTGCCAGTTTCAGGGCGCGGCATTTCATCATGGATTGATCCAATCCGAAATGCTTTGCTGCTTTGATTTTGTCGGTTTGTTTCATGGTGTTTTGATTGGGGAAGGTTCCCCCTGCTATCCTCCCGCCCGAATTGACGGGAGGACAGACGGGACAACCCTCGCCTAGTTCGCAAGGACGGCTTGCCTGACGGCTTCCTGACCACGGGAGAACATGGTCACCCGATCAGATCCCGCGAGCATGGCGATAAAGTTGCGCTTATGCTCTGCTGCTGAACCAAGCTGCGAGCGATAAACCCGCGAGGCAAGGTTAGCTTTGCGGCCCGTGCCGTTGCCACTTGTCCAGTATTCGGTCGCACCATTGGCGAGGTCATACAGGTTGCGACCATTGTTCCCGATACCATTGGCGAACAGGTCAGCAATCTCCCGTGCCGCATTCATCGAACGGGTAGCGAGTTTGTTTTCCTTGGCATCTGTTGTCATGCAGAAATAACCCGCCGCCATTGCAAGCGCGATATTAGCGTCACACGCATGGTCTGCGAGGTATTCCATGACTTTGACCAATTCAACGCGCCCCTTCAGGATAGCGTTCAGGAGGTCACCGAGACCTTCAAGGGCGAATTCGGCATTTTTGGTATGGTAAACCTTCAGGACGTTTTCCGCCGCATCCCGTGACCACTGAAACGTGTTCATGCAGACAATGCGGATAGCGGAATCAAAAGACTCCATTGCGATTGTGCCATCATGGGAAGTGACGAAGTTAAGGTTTGCTTTGAATTGGTCACCATTAATGACCATGTCGGAGTTTCCAATGTCGCAAGAGATGGAAAACTTCTTTCCACGCTCCAATGTGCAGACCGAAGTCACCTTGCAGTCGAGATCACGCAAAGCTTTTTGCATGACGTTCCAGATCTCGCGGTTGCTGATCACTTTGTATCCCGCTTTGGGAATGTGAAGCGGAACCAAGGCATCCCGCCCCGAAAGATCAGGGCGAACTTTGCGGTGATCCGCGACAAGAACTTTGTAGTCTTCAAGCGTTGCCTGTTCCCCGTCAACCTGAACGTAAGCGGGGCTTTCGATGATATCGAACAGCAAAGGAGAGACTTCCGTGTCACCGATTGCTGAAACGTGTTGCGCTAATCCATGCCATTCTGTCCCCTGAACGCTCAGAACGATATCATGGGGTTGTTCGATTTTGTGACTCATATGTGTTTTTGTGTTTGTGTTTTTGTGGTTTTATCGTTCCGCATTTTGTCACCCTATCGGTGCAAAGTTTGGTTCGATGAAATTAAAAGTAAGTGGTTTTCCCGTCATGTCAACTGGTTTTTTTAACATGGAAAGAAAAAAGATTCGGCCCCTTGTCACCTTGTTTTTCGGGAGTGTCATCATAGCGGGGAGGGAAAGAAAATCGTTTTGCGGGGCATTTAAAGCGCGAAAATCGGGAGGGACGGGGCGGAGGATCGGACTCCGCGCACCTTGTCACCTTATCCGCCGAAAAGGGCGGAGTTTAAATCCCTGCATTTTGTCTGCTGTCCCGTATGCTCTACAGCTTGCCAAGTGTCCCCGATTAGAACGGAAACAATATCATGCGCGTAAACGCTCCCCGTTTCGGTGAAGTCTCCTTCTACTTCCGCGAGGCGGATATTGCCCTTGCGATTGTCCTGCATGGTCGCAAACCACCCGTTTCTGAGGCGGAATCGCGTCCCCTTCTTTATGTCGTTTGTTTTCATTTGTATTTTTGTTTGGGGATTTTCCCCGTGCTACCCTCTCCCCGTAAAGGGAAAGGGCAGAGGCGGGGCAAACCCTCAGACTTGCACCACAAAGCCCGAAAGATCCTTTCTTGCCTTGCCTTTAGCCTTTAGACCGACCACGCACCCGCGAGGATCAAGAAAGCGCAAGTCTGATTCGTCCCCGTCCACCACGGGCTTGCCTTGGAAGCTTTCGGGAAGCTTGGCCGAGGAAAATACAATTGCCACGTTCCCGCCCGAACCAAGGATAGAAAGCGCAATCTGACCATTGTCTTCTGACCGCGAAAAGGTCAGTTGATAGTTGTGGGGAAGCTTGCCTTCAAGATAAGCCGCAATCCTGTTCGGGTTTTTAGTGTAATCATAGAATTGGATCCCCGCGAATCGTTCCATGATGGAAGCAAACCCGCCGCAAGGGATCTTTTCCCACGGGAGATCACTTGTCCCGTTCAAACGGACGCACGGAGTCATGCCAAGCTTTTCCGCTTTTTTGATAAGGCGGGAAACGTCCGCCGCGAGTGTTTCCATGAATGCGGCACGATCACGGACGAATTCAAGAGTCTTTGCAATGCGAGCATTCCGCACATTGTCAAATGCCCCGCGACCCGCCGTGAATAGGCAAGCCGCCGCGCAACCTTGGGAAGCGTGAGGGCATACATTAATCGCGCCAGACTCTTTCACGGGGGCAAGGTATAGAATCCCCGTTAGGAATCCTTTCGCCTGACCTTTAATCGTTTTTGCATTGGTGTCGATGGATAATAGCGTTTTCATGATATGGTGTTGGTATTGGTGTTAGTGTTGAAAGAAAAGGTTGACAAGAGAAATCCCGAAAACAAAAAGAACACTCCCCCCAACGCATAGAGCAAAAGGAGAAGCTTGTTTAAACTCCCGAATGATCCCGCCAGCATAGAAAGCAAAGCGGGACGGGTTGCGAATAATGGCGCGAACGTGCAAGATGCAGCGTCCGCATGACGTTTCTGAATTGGTTTTTTTCATAGTGTTGCGGGATTGTCTCCCCTACTCCCCGCGACAATCGCCACGGGGAGACGGGGAAGCAATCAAGCGTATTCGTCAAACTGTTCGCGCATGATGTAATCATAAACAGCGCGAGGCAATTCGATCTCTTCGTCGCATGACGTTGTTCCTTCGTGTCTCGCGTAATTGAGAGAAGCGGAATTTTTCCCGTCAGGAGTGAGGACATACGCTTGAAGATATGGCGAATCCCAGTTCGACAAGAATTCCATTTTCCATCCCCGCGGGAGATTGATTGTCTGTCCATCTTGATATTCCAAGGCGCATTGCCCTTGGCCGTTCGTGGTGATTTGACTCATAACGGGGACAAGCTAAAGTGGGGGAGGATTGAGCGCAAGAATTATTTTCAATTTATTTTTAGCGGGGGAAATTGGAATAATTACAAATAAGAATTGACGAAGTGCGGGAGAGACGCATCAACGCATCATGATATGATGATGCATCAAGATATGCGGATATGATGATATGTCCCGAGGCGGGGAAGCGGGAAAGGGTGGCGAGTGTTCCGCCCGTATTCGCTAGGGTTGGCAATGGTCTATTGTCTCTCCTGCTATGGCGGGAAAGGGTTGGTCATGTTTCGGGATTCCCCCTACTCTCTCCCACTGTTCCCCCTTGGATGGTGGCGCATTGCGTTGCTTGCCATTGTGCGCTTACTCTGTAGGTTCCCCCATACCAACACCGCACCCGATTAATCAAAGCGTCTCTGCGGGCCGTATAAGCGGACAATCAACTATCATATCAGGCCAATGGGGCAGGAGGGTGCGACAAGCGCGAACCAGCTATCAGTGCGGACGGGGAGCAGACAGGGAGACAGGACGGACGGAGCAGAGCAGACAGGGACGGCGGGACGCTGGCGAGCAGGACAGGACAGCGGACAGGACAGAGCGGGACAGCCTGCGGGAACCCATGACACATGACTATTACCTATCATCACACAGACCCCCACCACACCCGTCTCCACCCCGACCCTCCACTGGCGCGGGCACTGCGACTGGGAAAATACCCCATGTCGAAAATTTTCTGCTGAAAAGTAACCCGTCAAGTAATAATTTACTAGGAACGCTACTACGCTATGGGACGCTATTTGAGCGTGGTGTAGCGTGGACGCTATCGCGCTATCCGCCCTTATATAGGGGCGGTAGAGCGTAGCGTTATTTAACCCCCACCCCCGTCTCTTCTCTTTCTAGAGAACCCCCTACCCCCTTATTTTAAACTATCCCCGTCTCAGATATTTTTCTCTGTTATAAATTCGGGGCTGGTTTTATAACGGGTTACTCTATTAAAGGAATTGGCTCTATCCTTTAATATGTCTACGGCTTATACATGTTGGGGGGAACGTGTCTATGTTTCGGGGTTTTGTGTACATGTTTCGGGCTTTGACTGTTAACTACAGGGGTTTATTCAAGCCGAATTTGAACTATTGCCGACTTTGTACTCAATTGTCGTCTTCTAGGAAGATTGGGGTAGCCCCTCCGACATAGGCTCCAGCCACATTGTAGTCGAAGTATTCGTAGGCTTGTTCTTCGTCCATGCCTTGGTCTATGAAGCATTGGATGGCTTTGGACTTGGAGTAGATGGCTATTGGGGAGTAGTTTTGGTAGCCTATTCCGATAAAGGCTTCTTCTAGGCCGTCTGCGAATACTGCGCTCTCCCCTCTTTCCTTTAGGAGTTTGTCTGCCTCTACTGTGGTCATGCTTCGGGGTTGCTGAAACAAACTTTGGGAACATCGTGAAACTGGTTTCGTGATCATGGTGCTTCGGGGTTTTTGGTGGATGCTGTGGCCAATTGGCGGAAGTCTTTGAGAAGGCGGTCTAGCTCTTCCAGCATCTTACTATCAGAAGAGGTTATCTGTAGGGGCCAGTCGGCGGTTTCCCCGCTGTTGCTTCGTATGAAGTCGTGGAGGGCTATTGCTGCTTCTAGTGCTTTGGAGTTCATTCTGTTTCGGGGTTGGTCTCGATTGGCCCCAAGGGTATGGGCTGTTTGAGCATAAAGGGCCGCTGGTGGGACTTTCTGCTGCTGGGCTTGCGACGATAGCCAACGAGGCACAAAGTCTCTCCTATGGCGTTGTAGATGGGGATTAAGTGGCCTTTAGCTAGAAGCTTTTGTATTTTGGGCATATTGTTTCGGGGTTTGGGGGTATGGATTGCTGGGTTGCGGTCTTGCTTGATTCCTATTTGTTTTGCTCGCATAAATAAAATCGTAGTTGTCCCGATACTTCGGGCCGTTTACTTTCCTTGGCCTATCTCCCTTGCCTGCCATTAGAACTCTAGTGGGTCAATAACCCAGCCTAGTTGGGGGTGGCGATCTATGATTCGGCGTTGCATCCCCTTAACGAAATCTTCTCCAGACTCCTTGATGTCGCTATCCAGCCAATCTCTGGTGGATTCTAACAGTGTTCTTAACGTAGCTTCGGCGTGGGCCAGATCGTCGTTAAGCTGTGCAATTGTATTATTCATGTGTTTAGAAGTTGGGGTGGGAGATAGGTCGAATTACCCCCCACCCCGTTGTCGGCGCAAACCAAACGACAAAGTTAGAATGCCTCGTCTACTTCTTCTTCCTTCTTGTAAGGAGGAGAGAACTTGAGGCTAACGTAGTCCACTCCCTTTTGGGACTTCTGTTTCCAGCCCGCAACGTCGAGGAGGACGCCGTTGACCATCACCTTACCCTTATGGGTTGGGGCTTTAGGGTTGTCACTTTTGTTCGGGAACAATGCTCCCGAATTATCTTTTTGTTGGTTATTCATAGTTAGTTTATTTCTTTATTATCTCTTCACTAATGGCCAGTAGGTCTACTGTAGGCACTACGGTCATCAGATCTTTTCTACCATTGCGTTGGTAAAGTCTATAGACAGCGGGTTTCAAGCTTTGTTCACTATTTTCTGTCAATCCTTCGATAAAAGGCATGAGGGTGCGGCGTTTGACCACTATCCAGTGGGCGCGGGTTTCAAAGACAATGTAGTCTGCTTCTCCGTAAAGCCAGCCCAGATCTCCGTTGACGTTGCGTAGTTCGATGTAGTGCATACGATCTGTGGGTTCGGGGTCGGCTCGATTCCACTTCTTCATCGCCTTCACATCGTATTTGGTGCCAGCTACCGACTTAACGTCCCAATGCTCATGGATATCCTGCTTCATGGTAGCAAATATGGGCCCACTAATGTGCCGCGCAAATCGCTGTTCGGCGTTTTGCCCAACTTCAAAACAAGTCTTCATTGCGATATTAGACAGCGTAGGTCTTGAAGCGTTCAAAGTTTATTGCCATACACCGCATGGCCTTTCCGTCATTACCCACATCCTTGGCCCAGACAGCGTTATCGCTCACCATCCCATATTCTTGGAGGAAGTTCATCACCTTAACCTCGTCCTCAGATCGGGTTTTGATCCACCTCTCTAGCTTATTCCCAGTATAGGAGGGCATAGATACCATAGGAGAATGTTCCCCAAAAGATAATGGCTAGGATAGAGGCTGCAACAATTGTGGTTAGCTTCATTGTTATTCAGGTTTAATGCGGTCTTTGATGACTTTAAGAGCCACGATAACCATGGCACCCCAAAAAACAATAGCTACAAATGAGTCAACCATTGAGGTAATTAGTCAACCATCAGTCAAGATGTTTGCCCGTAACTTTCCACCAGCCAACAAACAAACAGGCCAGCATTGCGTAGATAGATCCTATAGCTTCCATAAAATAAATAGGGAGGAGGCTAATTGCCCCCTCCCTTTGTTTCTGTAGTTTGAACCCGTTGTCTACAGAAAGAGATACGCAAACCAGCGGCACAACCCGAAACAGTTGGGTTTATCCTGCTTCGTTTTGAGTCGCGGGGCGTAGCCAATCCCCCCATAAGGGCCGTAGACAATACCGAATTCATTGGTGTAGTAGTTGTTCAATTCCTTTCCACCTCCTTTCTATAAAAGAACGAAGCTGGAATTATGCCAGAATTACTTGGTTCCGTAAAGCGTGATCCACAAAAGTCCCCATTGGGAGAAGCAATATCCTCCCCAAATGACTGATAGGGCAATATTTCCGCGAATTGCCTGCTCTAGTGCAACAATTCCGTAGCATACTCCCACCGCTCCAATTAACCAGATGCTGGTCATTTTTTCTTAACCAGTTTCTTTTTCTTGGTTGCGTGTTTTTTCGGCGCGGGCTTGCACTTGCTTGACTTGGTCTTGACTGATGGTTGACTGATCACCGCATGAGCCTCTGGATGCATCATCGAAAGAAAGGCCCATGTGTAGTAGGCTGCTTCTTCTGAAAGGTACAAAGGGGTGTAATCAAAGCCATTAAAATATACAAAACGATAAGAATTGGTATCTTCTTCATGCCAAGCGCGGACGCTTCCCAGTGCCCCGACCCTTGCTTCGTAAACAGGATAACTATTCTCCATCTTTGGTCTCCTCCTTGGGTGCGGTTTCGGGCGCAAGCTGATCCACCATTTCTTTAGCCCCTTCAAAGGTCATCAAGATGTCGGCATTGGCTTCGCCTTTTTCGCCCTGAATCATCAGGATGTTATCCGTTCCACCATTAAGCAGTGTGTAGCCCTTGGCAATGTAGGCTTTGTCTACACGTTCTTGCAGGGAATCGGGAGCCAGCGGGCTGGCGGTTTGTTCTGTTTGTTCGCTCATAAATGTTGATTGTCTGTAAATCGGATGAATGTTGATCCATCCATGTACATATGGTCGAGGTGGACTGGCTCTTTGTCAACCCGCCAAAGAAACATTGCTTTTCCTTCCCCGACTCGTTCGGTTGTGATGTAGCCTTCGTGGTCATGTTCAAACTGAGAATGCTCCTTCCAGCCACTGACCATTTCAAAGACTTTGGATAGTCCTTCGCTCATAATTTGGTTAATAGAGACGAGGATTCGGGGGATGTCAAGAGAAAATAACACGAACCCCAGCCTCGTCAAACATTTGAAGAGCCGCTTTAAAGGAGTCTGCCCATCGCTCATAGCTTTTCAGATGGGCATTGTATGGACAATACACATCCTTGATTCCAGACTGAATAATGGAGGCCGCGCAATGGGCACAGGGCTGGAATGGCCAGACAAAGATAGAGTAGCCAGTTAGTGGCTCCTTGGCCGATAAGATGGCATTCATCTCGGCATGGATTGTGTAGAGAAGTTTGGTATCGCGATTTGCGATACGCTCATGGCTGTCTTCAACCCCTCGCGGAAACCCATTGAATCCCACAGATGCTATTGTGCGGTCTGGACGCACAATCACAGCGCCAACACAACTGCTGGAATCCTTCGACCAAGTGGCAACCTCTTTAGCCAGCCTGCCAAATCTCGCTTGCCACTTACTATCAATTGTTTTCATCAATTTGAAATCCGCTATCTTGCATTTTCTTAACCATACCACCAATCATGGTAGATTTAAGTTTGCGCTCGTAGGTATCTTTAGCCCTCCACATTTTTAGTTCTGAGAGCATAAGATCAATTGTAATGATCAAGCTTTCGCCTTGGAATGTTTGATATTCCGCGACTAGTTGTTTAATCTCTTCAATCTGGGAACAAGATGGGCACGGAATGAAATTATCATCATTTTTTCCATTGCTGCCGTTAAGCCCGTTGTTCATTAAATCAATCATAGTACGGATCGGTAAGTTTACTAGGGGGAAATAGTGCGGTTTTTAAGGGTATGATTTTTTCGGGCATCTGGCTCCAGATACGAGTGGTCTCGTAACTTTTTTTGCACCACTTACGATTGTTTAAAGTCCAGTGGTATCCCAAGATGTAGGCGTTGGCCATTTGGGCATAGCGTTTAAGATCTACGGGTAGTTTGTTTCGGGAGATCTTGCGGACAGACCGCATCTCGCAATCCCACTCCAGTTCGACAACAAGACGGATATACTTGTCCACATAATCTATCCGCTTTCCAGCCAGCCATTCGTCCACAAATCCAAGGGCGTCTTCTTTATTTTTGTGCCATTTGGGCCTTTGGATCTGCTGATCTAGGTGACAGGTCTCATGGACAAAGACATCCAGCCATGTAGAGACGGGGCGCTTGGTGGCTATGCGTAGCTCTTTATCATCCGCCCACCCCACAGAGGTGGCCTTGCCTGTAATAAGGTATTTCTGGGGAACAAACGAAAGTTTGAACTGGCGGTATTTAAGGATGGCCCGCCCCAGAAAGTTGATGGTTGCTTGATCCATTAGTCTTCTTCGACATCGGTTTCCTCAACTTGTTCAAATAATCGTCTGATAGGATTGTCGCAAAAGCCCTCTTCTTGTTCTGGAAATGGCATCAGAACACCCGTATCATCGTAGGCGACTTTTAGATCATCATCAAACTGCTTTTGATTCACGGAACAACTCTATAATCGTCTCTTCTTTTTGACGAGTTTTTTCTTGCTTCGTTTCAATAGTGACATCTTCCGCACGGTCATCTGGAATTGCTCCAGCATAGCGGAGGCAGTCAATGAAGTATTTGAAAACGAGATTGTCTGGGTCAATAAGTCGTTTCCTTCTTGCCGTAAGGCGGATGTGAATGCGTCCTGTATTTTCTTTTTTGCCGCCGCTCTTCGCCAGTGGTTCATTGCGAACAGCGCGTTTAGGCTTGGCGTTACTGCTGGCACCCTTACGGTTAAGAAAGGTTCGTTGGATTGTGTCGATTCGCTCATAGACTCCTTTGCTAACTTCCACATAGCCTGCGGGTATTTCTTTCATTGCTCAAGCAATACTTCCTCTTTGAGTTTTTCGGCTTCGGGGTCGGGAGCGATGCACATCATTAGTGCTTGGCGGGCCTTCTCCAGTTGCCTTTCTTTTTGCTCCAGTAGAGCCTCCAAGATCCCCGAAACTGGAGGAGGATTTATTGTCGAGTGAATGCGTCCTACCGTCATTTGTAGGTGTTCTACAGTCACTTAATGATTCCTTCTTGACGGGCGATGGCCTCAATCTGGCTCACATACTCGCGGGTACAATTGAATGCTTCGGCAACGGCAGTGAAGTTGGTTTCGGGGTTGTTCATAATGAAGCCCAGAATCTTGAACGACCTTCCCCCGTTGGACAGACGCCTTTTGGTGGTCTTCTTCCGCCTCGCCCGAATGCCAGTCCGCTTCAACGCCGAAGCCATGGCATGGTAGCTTGATCCGTGTTTTACGGCCAGTTCGCCAATGGTGATTTCGGGGTTTTCCTGAATTTCAGTAGGTAGAGTAGATGTGTTGATCATATAATTATGTATTGACATTACACAGTAGCTGGGCTTTAATCGCCGTCAAATATTAATATTTCGGGGGCGTGGAGACTTTCGTTTCTGCGCCCTCTGTGGTTTACGGGCTTTCCTCTGTTCTTTGTGGAACAATTTGTGGCAGATCTTGCAAAGGCAGATCAGGTCATCCAGATGGTTGAGTTCGTCTCCTTGGTGTTCGTAGGTGCGGTGGTGGGCTTGGAGTTCTAGGGGGCTATTGCAAACCCCACACCTCCACCCGAACCGCTTCTTCACCAGTCGGCTTACTTCCCGCCAGTAAGGGGTATACAAGTAGGCTTTGTAGGATTCTTTATCCATAGAAGAATCATACTCTCTTGTTGACACTCTACAACACTGGCGTTACTCTGCGTCGATCCTTGTATCTGGGTGCGGTTCCATTTTGTTGCGCTTGTCTCTTTCCAGACCCCGCTTCGGAGCCGCACCCTTTTTCTTTTCTTGACTTAATTTTGAACGTGCCGTAGCCTCCGCATGTCTGGAAGGACAAGCGCAAAGTGGGCGCGACATACGCCACTAAAACCTGTGACCCTAGGTATGCAAGGATCAAACCGCCGAACGCTCAGGTCAGCCATCCGTCCCATCGCTTGAACACATTGCGGCGTGGGAATCCAGAGAAACTCTGGTAAGCGCGAGGGATAATACCCTCGGAGGTCGATTGCGATTGTTTGAAGGTCTAAGAGCGGCTTCGGAGCCTAGATCGTGATCTGTGGAATAAAGCGGAGGACTCACTCATAGGAATGAGAATCCAATTTTGACTATGCCTTTGCCCCTGCGGGGGCGAGGTGTAGTCAATCGGTCGGATCTAGCTCAAGGAATTATTAATCCAATGACGGCGGCGTTCGGGGTTCAAGCGAAAGAGAGCCGCTATATAGGCGGGCGCACGGCTTTAGCCCGCCGAACAATAACCCCAAAATAAAAAAGAAGAAAAAACATTGAACGCCCCGAAGGGGCTGTGGTCTATTACTCCATGAACAATTTAAGGGGGAGACTAGGTTCGACGCGCCAAACTAGGCGCGGACTCGGTTGCGATACCGACTCCTCCACCAATTTTGCTGGGCAGCACAGAAACCGATTAATATGCCAAATACCGTTAGGATTTGGCCATCAGGATGAACCTTTGGTATCTCCAAATATTAATGAGGTCGGGAGAAATTTATGGGCAGGCCAGTGTGGAGCTAAAATCCACATCTATGAAATTCGCAACCTTCGGAACCCGTGCGTTGAAAAGGGGATGCATGCTCGTTCCCAGCAAATTTTTTCTAGCAGGAGCAGGATGGGTAAGCGTGAGTCCGATGCTCATGTGAGGGGCGCAGCCGTGGCCCAGCGTCTGCGCTCCGATCCTTTTGGAGGCGGGGAGACTCGGTATGAAAATGCGGAAGCTTCAAAGATCGGGGGGTCAATGAAGTCGCGCCACCCCGCTTCCAATCTTTTTATGAAACCACTACTAATAGTATTACTACTAACAGCTAATATTCAGGCACAAGACGGTTCTTTCAACGGGACAGTCTATGATTTGGATTCGGGGCGGATACAGGTTATTAGCGGGTCTGTGGATATCAAACCCAAAGAGGACACATATCTTTCTACCCTTCGTCGCATCAATGCGGAGTTGGCCGAATCAAACGCTCGTATGAGTGCGGAGATTACAGCCAACAACCAACTCTACGAACTACGCGAACAAACACGACTCCTGCGTAAAATTGCCGACCAATGAGTAACTATCTCAACGTCAATATCCCCACCTTCTTTGCTTTTGTAGATGAGGGATTCTTTTACGATCTTGAACCCTGTGTCAGCAGGGAGAGACAACTTGTCGAGGTATTTGCCTTCACCTCGATTCCCCAACGGTGTGGGTTGTTTGGTGTAATGACTGAATACGGAAGTCAGCATGCCAGAGTTCCGATCCATTACCTCCACGCAGAGGATACAGGGGGATCGTCTTACCCACTAGATTGGATACAGCTATGGGATTCTATGAGCTACTATTGCTCTGTTAACATCTTGGACTACTGCAAGAATCGGGCAGCGAACGTAATGCTTAAAAACAAAACCTTTGAAAAAGCAAAGTATATGTTTACCTTGGATTGGTGTTTCGGCCCTCACTATACCAGTGGCTATGGTGAGATGGCGGCTGGCCACAAGTGTGGTCATGTATTGGTAGGAGAAGGTGGTCAATATTTTTTACAACCCAACAACCGTGTGTTGTGGATGGATGGTGGATCATTTATCGCCAAGCAGTTTCCCATGAAGCCCGATTGGAGGGTCTTTAGCCAAGAGTTTAGCTGCGAGCATACAGGCAGCAGATGGGTTAGCGAAAGCGAGGAGGAACTATGGTTCTACGACTTCAAAGAGCAGGGATAGGATTGTCACTACTTATTACAAGTGGTTGTGTTTCCTATCCACCCCGCCCCTATCCTTGGAACTTCCCCCCAGAGCATGAATGGAACGCGCCATTGGAGACTAGCTGGGTCAATGCCGTTGATGCCTTCCGCAACTGGACGGCCCCGAAGGGTAAGATTTGGAACCCGCTTATTCGGCAGTATGAGCCTGACTTTGGCTATGAGATTGAGCTTCTTAAGGCTCTTCCGCCCGATACTGAGGAACATGAACTGTATCAATAATCCAACCTTGCTTGCGGGCTTCCCGCCCGTTAGCGTGGCACCAATCATGGCACAATCGGCAAAGCGCGGCAAAAAGACTGTAGTCACAAAGGTAGCGACCAATCCTACCCGCCTTATGATGGATGTCCTGACTCTTCGCCTTCTTGCATTTCTCGCATATGGGATGCAGTGCCAAGTAGGCTTTTTTTACCTTTGCATACTCATTGTACTCACGCTGGCGTTTGGGGGATGCGCTCCGCAACCTTCCGCCGCGCTTCAAGGGAGTTTTTGAACGAAGTGGAGTTTTTCTTGTCATACCTACCATGATCACTTGGAACGATTACAATGATACAAAGCCCGATGCAGAGGGAATCTATCTCATCAAAAACGACGAGTCAAACCCTCCTTTGAGGTGGGCTTGTCACTACCACCCCCACCATGGATGGAGCGGGATTGGACATATCCTTGAACGTGTGATTAAGTATTGGACACCATGGCCCGATTCAAAGTAGTTCTTACGGTAATCAATGAAGACTCCGTCTCCCCATTCGTGGTTGGCCCACGTTTCCGTCGAGGAACCCCCATGCCAATGGAAGCGTTGTTCGCTGAACGTGGCGGTTACTTCTTTGACCCAGAATCAGAAATCGAGATGGCCAGAGATTGCGCCGAATCTTTTCAAAAATACATCAATCAATCAGAGAAAAAAAAGAAAAAATGAGCGAAAGTAATAAAACTTACATTGTGTGCCACGGAGAGAAAGTTGTGGAACTGGACAGGTTTGGCATGAGTAAAGAGGAGGCCAACCAAGAAGCCCAAAGACTCATGGAACATGGCTACAAAAATGTCAGGGTAAGGCTGGAAGACCCCCTCCATCCTAGCTGGCCTCTTAACTTCGACGCGCAGTGAATATCGTCTTCGCCTACCACAACGGAGACGCTGATTTGGCCATGGAGTCGGCCAAGGCTATTACGGCTTTTGGTATCAACATGCGACATAAAGCCACTTTATGCTGTACGAAGGATACATTAAACACCAATTCGATTATCCAAGAACTAAAGAAATCGTTTCCCGAAGTTGACCAGATAACAGCACAGGACGGGTTTAGTGGCTGGCCACTTGGCCCGAACCAGATGTTCAGTGATGTGGCTGCTGCCATGTATTCAACCAACGCTCCTTTCTACTTCTGGGAGCCAGACTGCGTCCCCATGAAAGAAGGGTGGGCGGATGATTTGGACGCTGAATACCACAAAAAAGTCGGCATCATGGGCCACCTCTACGAAGGAGGCATGGCATGCAATGGGAAGAATATCTACAAGATGATTGTGGGTAGTGCGGTGTATCCTCCTAATTTCTTGGACTTCTGTCCTTCCGCGCAGTCCTTATCGACCTACAACTTGGCCTACAAAAACGCAGGGACGATCCCCGAACCATGGGATGTAAGATGTAGGTGGAACTTCATGGCTATCGGACGGGACACTCCACTCATCAGAACCTACTGGAAAAGTGTGAACTACCAGTGGAAAGACGCGAAGATTGTCTTCTACGCCGAAGACCCCGAAGCCCAAGCTGTCCAAGGAGTCACATGCCCAGACAGGGTGATTTCCAGCCAAGCTGTAGTCATCCACGGGTGCAAGGACGGATCTCTCCACAAAATGGCTCAAGAGGGGTTTCTAATGCCGTCAGATTCGACGGGATTAGAGCAAAGCGTCAGCAATGATACACAAGTGGTGACAGTTTGCGATAAAGCCCCAGAAGTGGTGCGTAAACCGCCAAAAAAAGCCAAGAAAAAGCGGGTCATCTCTGAAGAAGAGCGCGAACGCCGCAGGCAGGCGATGATGGAAATTTTGCAAAGAAAGCGTGAACGAAAGGCCCAAGGGGCTGTCTAACGCTTACTATGCAAGAAGTCATCCACGAACCATCCGCCGAAACCGCCATCCTTTCCTGCCTCTGTCATGCCCCGTCAGAAGATCAGCGTGAGATCCTTTTATCCATAAAGGAAGATCATTTCTACCTTCAGGAGAACAAGATCATCTTTCGGGCAGTCATGCGCTGTATCGCCAAGGGGATGCAGGCAGACATCATCAATGTCAAAGGAGAGATCGAAGCTGCCAACGAATATGATATCGTTGGGGGTGAACAAAAGATTACAGAGGTTGCGACTTCATGTGTAGCCCATAACAACTGGAAGCGTTACTACCCCAAACTGGAAGAGGCCCGCTACAGAAGGTCGTTAGAATACTTGGCCAACGACATGGTTCACAAGGCTAGAGACCGCGAGCTAAAGATTGAAGAACTCAAGAATTGGTCAGAGACCACTGTCATGCGGGCTGACTACGAGATGGATGATGGTAGCAAACTATCGATCAACAATGCCCTAGACCGCGCTGCCCAGAATATTGAATCCACGATTGCTGGAAAACCCTGCATCGGCATTCGCACAGGCATCACTCCGTTGGATGACCTTCTTATGTTTGGCCTGCGCGGCGGAGATATGGTTGTCTTGGCTGCGAGACCAGCAGTGGGCAAGACGGCCAGTGCCCTTCAGATTGCAGAGAACGTAGCCCTCAACCAGAAGAAGCGTGTGCTTATCTTCTCTTTGGAGATGACTAGTGTTGCCTTGATGGAGCGCATGATCCGCTCGCGGGCGCGTGTGGGTGCTGCTGATATCCTTTCTGGTCGGGTAACCCCACATCAAAAACAATCCCTTGGACGGGCGGTTCAGGAAATCCAAGCATCCGAAATTATTTGTGATGATAGCTCGGCCAAATCTATCGGCTATCTCAAAGCGGTAGCCCGCCGCGCCCACCAACGCACACCACTAGACCTCATCATCATTGACTACCTCCAGTTGGTTAAGGGCGATAGTAAGCGCGGAAAAGACAATCGCGTGTGCGAGGTGGAAGAGATTAGCGGTGGCATCAAAGATCTTGCAAAAACCCTCAAGGTTCCCGTTCTGGTGCTGGCTCAACTCAACCGCGACCCCGATAAACGAGGTGGACGCCCCAGCCTTTCAGACCTCAAGGGATCTGGAGCCATCGAACAGGACTCAGATATCGTCATTATGCTTCACAGCGAAGATGCTCAAGACCATGAGAAGAATCCTACCATGGAGTTTATTGTCGGCAAGCATCGGGACGGCCCCACGGGCGTGGCCAATATGAGCTTCAATAAGGCAATTACCCGATTTGAGGCGGCGTAGCCTTCCAGCAATGGGAGGGAAATTCAAGTCCATCGCTACCTTGAACGTCAACTGGAAGGTGGACGCTCACGGCGTTGTAGCAGCCACATATACCGCAAGCCTTGAGTTGTTGGTCGTAAGAGGTGGTCTTGGCTCCCGCGATTTGCGGAAGCATCCCAGCAATACCCTTACACCCCCAACAGCCAGAGGTGGCGATTTGATACGGGCAGGCCGCACAAATTTTAGCTCGCCGTTCAGCTTCCTCCTGATCGACTAGCTGAAACTTGTTTTCTCTGGCAAAGTGGTACATGGCTCGCACCCAGCGGACAATCTGAGCAAACCCCAAAGTTTGTTTGGCTTTGGTGCAAGGAATACAATTTGTATTCCCAGCAAGTCGGTCACAAAGACTGTGTTCTATTTGTGACACAAAATCCACTGGAGGAACAATTCCTTTGGAGTGGAGAAGTTTTTCACAATTACCAACCATGTCCCAAAAATCTCCACCATAAACATTTTCTTCGACTATTGGACACTTCACCCACCAACCCTGTGGAGGGACATCTGTTTTGCGGGGATAGCAAAATTTAGGGCTATCACTCATTGAGAACTAGCTCCGCTTCGTAAGTATTATTTTCTGGAATTTTCATGGATTCTAGCTTGGTAGCAATATTGATCTGAATGGCATTCTGCTGGTTGACGCCTTCTGAAAAGTTAATGGCGGCAGCTTCAGCCAGTTGTTTGATATTCCTCATCATGCCAAGAGCCTCCATTCCGTCAAGGTCTTGCGCGGCATCGGCAGCTTTCACCAACACCTTACCAGTTAGAAACTTGATCGATTTCTTCATGGTTTCCAATGAAGCCGTAATTTCCGACATCAAACTCGGAACTCCGTCATCCTCCCAAGGGGCTGGGGCATGTTCGTTTACTAGACGTTCTCTACATTGGAGCCAACGCTGGGTATCTCTCCATAGACAGACGGTGGATTCGCTGACCTTCAGTTCCTCGGCAATATCCCGTAGGGTGCGCCCCGAACAATACATAGAAAATCCCTTAATGCATTCAAGCCTGCGTTTTTTATCCATCTCCTCCATTCTGGCGGGAGGAGCAACTAGGGCTGCGGGACGTTCCTTGTCCCAAGGGTAGAGATTTTCTGCTTCGGGATTTTCCTGCCAGATCTTAGCATAGTCATCCCATTTCTCGCTATAGATCATCTTCTCAAGAGTGGGTTTGTGCTTGGTGTCCAAAGTCTTCATTACCTCTGGCAAATCCCTACCAGCGGCGTAAAGTCGAAATGCATTCTGTTTTTTAATGCGGTTTTCGGGCGCGTCCCAATCCCGCTCTCCGCTCTTGCGCTTTTTCTCCATCCAGATTAGTTTAGTATAAATTTCATAAATGGCAACAGTTGATCAAGGGATAGAGAAATACGGGAGGTTGTGGTTACCCAAAGATGGGCAGGCGATTACACCAATCCGTATCGAGATGGACGCCTTCTTGCAGGGGCTAACCCCCGAAGAAGGTGGGCTCGGAAAAGCCCGCCATTACCGAAATATCGTCTCGGCAATTTGGCCAACCTTCCAGTGGCATAGGTGGGCGGAACTGAGCGCACAGGCATTCTGCAACCAAATCTATGAGGTGGATGAGGCCACGGGTAACCGATTTGTCCGAAGCGTGACGGGTTTAGCAGGCGGCACCGACTCTGGTAAATCCTACGGGATGGCGGCATTTGCGCTAGTTAATTGGTTCTGCGACCCGATCAATACGATGACCATTGTTGTCTCTACGTCCAAGATTGATGCCAAGCAGCGTATATGGGCGGCACTGGTCAAGATGTATCGCGAAGCCCGAAACATGGGACTAGCTTCTGGAAGGCTTATCGAATCCATGGATATCATCAAGCTATCAGATGAAGAGGGTGCCGTGATCGACCCAGAAACGGGGGTTAGTGATGCCTCGTCCATCATGCTTCTCGCGGCGGGTGACGAATACAAAGATGATGCCCAAAAACGACTTCAAGGTAAAAAGAATCGTCGTATCGTGTTGATCATAGACGAGTTACAAGATTGCTCTGCTTCCGTAATTAACGAAGCAGTGTGGGGATTTAAGGGCGCACAAGAACTCTATATCGTCGGCGCGGGCAACCCGTCTTCCATCTTCGATCCCCATGGAAAATTCTGCGAACCCATCAAGGGGTGGATGAGTGTGGACGAGCAAACCCCGAACTGGAAGATACGAGTAGCTGGTATTGAGGGAGTGTGTATTAGATTTGATTCAGAAAACGACAACCCCAACCAACAGTCGTTCGACGCTGGCAAAGGACTCCGCTACCCATTCCTACCCAAGCCCAACGATGTGGCTTTGGCCCGAAAGGAACTCGGAGAACTCAACCCACAGTATTGGAGGAAGTTTCGTGGCTTCTGGCCTCCCGCTGATGCCGATGACTCCACGATTGTCTCGGATATTCTATTGGCTCGTCATGGGGCGCTAGACAAGCCAATCTGGGATGGAACTCCGAAAGATATTGCAGGAATCGACCCCAGTTATACTGAAGGCGGTGATAGATTTGTGTTTACCCACCTTAAGTATGGAAAATTAATCAGTGGAAAATGGGCGATAGCTGTTGAGAAACAGTATGTCCTCAACCGAAGGGCTGGCTCACAGGAAGACTTCCAATACGAGATGATCCAGCAAATCCACGACCTCTCTCTCAAATTGGGAATACCGAATCAGTGGATGGGGGTGGATGCTTCGGCGGGTGGTATCTTTTGGTCAATCGGAGAGAGAGAACTCCTAAAGGGTTGGCATGCAGTAAGTTTTGCAGGAGCGGCTTCAGACCTTCCAGTGAGCGCACAATACGCCATGAGGAACGAAGTCACTGGAAAACCCCAAGTCGGCAAGGAATTATTCCACAACATGGCTTCAGAACTTTGCTTCGCCGCTCGATACTTCCTAGAATGTGAACAACTCAAGGGAATCAGCCCTGATTTAGCGTGGGAAATGACCCAGAGAAAGTATGTGCGAAGGACTCGGAAGATTATTATTGAGTCCAAAACCGACATGAAAAAGCGGATAGGTAAGTCCCCCGACCTGTTTGATTCATTTGCCGTAGGGTTATTTGTCGCTCGTAAAGTATTTGGAGCCATGGCGGGATCGGAGGCAATAGAAGAGAAAAAACGAATTAATAAAGAAACCTTCAAGAAGCTTAAACAGTCCTTGACTCTAAAGACAAAATGGTAGATTCTGTTTGGGTTTATGGCTCAACTACCGATTGCTGAAGCGGATATCTGTATATTCCAAGGCGCGACTTTTAACCAGACTTTGTTTTACGAAACGGGCGAACCTTCGGCTCCCGTTAATCTTGCTGGGTTTACAGCCAAGATGCATATCAGATCAAAGCCCGAATCCAAAGCCATAATCCTTGAACTATCGACTAGTAATGGTAGAATCGTGTTGAATGAAGCTACAGGATCTATTAGATTATTTATTTCGGCATCTGACACGGCATCGCTCTCGGTCTGTGATAAAGCCGTATATGACCTTGAGCTTTACAACGGGGCCGTCACAACCCGAATCTTGCAAGGCAATGTTATCATTTCACCAGAGGTTACCCGATAAATGAGTAAGATCTGTATTCCCATCCCATCCAGCAGTGTTATCGGCGTTTCTTCGACCCCGATTCAAACCCCAAGTGTTAATATCCTTCGTGTTGAACCTTCGATTACTGGGTTGGACGGCGGCGGCTCAACTAACCTTGATAGCCTGAATACCGTTAGTGGAACCTATGCTGTTGGAATTGTTATCTTTTTGGTTATCGACGGAATTCCTGCCATCTACCAACTTGCCAACAGCACTGATCCCGAAAACCTACCATTTGTAGTCCGACCCAATGACTATGATAGCCAAACAGGAACCAAAAGGGTTTGGAAGCGACTAATGTAAAATGAAAATTATCCTCTCACTTATTATCGGTGGAGCCTTGGTTGTTTCGGGCTTCGGGCAAACTCGCAATGTTTTGGTTGGCACTAATAATGCCGTGGTTCAGCCTACAAATTTTTGGAGCGCCGATGCATCCAATGCTCGTACGGGTCTCGGTTTGGGCAGTGCTGCGACAAGCCCTGTATCTGCATTTCAATCTTCAAGCGCAACGCTTTCAAACTTGGCATCTTCAAATGGTGGGATTCTTACAAATATCCAAGCTTCAAACATTGTTGGATCTATAGCGGCGTCAAACATTCCTTCCGTAACTTTCACTGGAATCAATGGAACGCTCAGTATTATTCAGGGTGGAACTGGTGCAACTAATGCCGCAAATGCCAGACAAAATTTAGGATCTACAACTGTTGGTGACGCTGTTTTTATTGCAACAAATACCGCATCGGCCAGAACGGCATTGGGCTCCACAACAATTGGTGGAAATATTTTTACAGCAACAGATGCTTCAGCCGTAAGAACGCTTCTTTCGTTGGGCACGGCTTCTACTAATCCCGCTTCTGCATTCCAGCCAGCATCTACCAATCTTACGCTTCTTGCTTCAAATGATGGATCATCGCTTACCAATCTTAATATTTCTGGGTTGGGAACTATTTCTATTAGCAATATTTCTGGTCTTCAGTCGGCTTTAGATGGAAAACTGGCAACCAATGGAAGCGCTGCCAATCTTACATCTTTCCCATCTACAATTCTTCAAATAACCTCCGCTTTAACAAATTTTCCTTCTGGCCTTCTTAGAACAAGTGGGGATGGATCTGGTCTAACAAATCTTCCAGTTCCAGAATTTGCCAGCAATGTTTTGTCTACAATTGGATTAAGCAAGGGTGGAACTGGTGCTACTAATGCTTCGGGGGCTAGGGTCAACCTTGGATCAACCGCCGTTGGTGATGCTGTTTTTGTGGCAACCAATGCCGCAGCAGCCAGAACTGCGCTTTCTTTGGGAACAGCGTCTACTAGTGCGTCAACAGACTTCCAGCCGTCTTCTTCTGTTCTTACGAATCTAGCACTTGGTAATGGGGGCGGTATTACAAATATTACAGCAGCAAATATTAATGGAACAGTTGGTCTTGCTTCCAACATTACAGGAACAGCGGCTCTTGCTTCAAACGTAACAGGTATTATTGCTTTGGCAAACGGAGGAACGGGTGGAACCAATGCATCAACAGCAAGGAGTGGACTAGAAATCGGCACAACCAACACGCTCACAATTGCTGGAATTACTGCTCAAAATATTACGGTTACGGCGGGAGGTGGTATTACGTTGCAGTCTGTTATCACAAACGCCGCCCCATTTAGGACTAACATTGGTTTGCCTTGGAGTGGATTAACCAGTGCAGACGCTCCAGCGTTTCGTGCCGCCCTCGGTCTTGGAACAGCGGCCACTAGCACTGCCACAACATTTCAACCCTCTTCTTCGGTGTTGACAAATTTGGCCGCGAACAATGGTTCAAGCCTGACAAATCTTCAGGCCAGCAACTTGGTTGGCACAATTGACGTTTCTAATATTCCCGTTGTTACGCTTACTAATATCAGTGGAACTTTGACCGTTTCCCAAGGCGGAACTGGTGCAACAAACGCTTCTGAGGCAAGGCAAAATCTTGGAGCTACCACGGTTGGAAATGCTGTTTTTGTGGCAACCAATGCTGAAGCCGCAAGAACGGCAATTAATGCTCTTGCTCCCAATGGAAATGCCGCAAGTCTTACGAATTTTCCAACATTACTTCTCCGCACCAATGGAAACGGATCTGGTCTTACCAATATTTCTGGAGCCAATGTTGTCGGCACCGTGGCCACCGCTTCTAACATTACAGGTACAATTGCCATCAGTAATGTGTCCAATCTTCAGTCTTCATTGGATGGAAAACTTGGAACAAATCCAACCTTGCTTATTGCTAACATCAGCAATCTTCAAACAACGCTGGACGGAAAATTAGGAACAAATCCCACGCTCCAAATCTCCAATGTTGCTGCATTGCAAACAGCTTTGGATGGAAAACTTTCTGGAACATTACCAATTGCCATCAGCAATGTTAGCGGGCTCCAAACATCTTTGGACGGAAAGCTGGCAACCAATCCCACGCTGGCAATTACAAATATTACTGGGCTTCAAACCAATCTTGATTCCAAGCTTTCTTTAACGGGTAACGCAGTAAATCTTACTAATTTTCCAACCTCATTGCTCCGTACCACGGGGGACGCTTCTGGACTGACTAACTTCCCAACTCTCAACCAAAACACTACTGGTACAGCTTCTAATGTCACGGGGGTGGTGGCCGTAGCTAACGGAGGAACGGGAACAAATAGTGCAATCGGCGCTCGTCAAAATCTTGGACTTTCTTGGAGTGGGTTAACCAACACAAATGCTGAAACGTTTAGAACGGCACTTGGACTTGGTTCTCTTTCTACACTTTCTGCTGTAGCAATCAGCAACGTTACTGGCCTGCAAACTGCGCTTGACGCAAAACTTGCGAGCAATGGCAACGCAATCAATCTTACAAATTTTCCGACAAGCCTTCTTAGGGTTGATGGTAATGCTGCCGCCCTGACAAACTTTCCCGCGATTTTGCTTAGAACCAATGGAGATGCTGGCGGTCTTACAAATTTCCCCACACTCAATCAAAACACTACTGGCACGGCAAGTAATGTTACTGGTGTTGTTGCTGTTGCCAATGGCGGAACGGGGGCGACAAATGCGGCCAATGCCAGAACCGCGCTCGGTTTGGGAACGGCATCTACGAATCCAGCTACTGCATTTCAGCCATCTTCAACAGTTCTTAGCAATTTGGCAAGTAGCAATGGTGGTGCGCTTACCAACATTGCTTCTACAAATATTGTGGGAACTGTGGCCTTGGCTTCCAATATTACAGGAACAGCCCCTCTGGCAACAAATGTTACTGGCGTTGTTTCCTTGGCGAATGGTGGAACTGGAGCCACGAATCAATCTGGAGCCAGAACAGCTTTGGGGGTTGGGGTTTCGGATGTGTTTGTCGGTCTTACTAATCTGGGAACTGGCACTGGACAGGGATTTTCTTCTTCTCCTTATATTCTTGGTTCCACCAACTCTTCGTCCCCAAATAATGCCGTGTTGGCCCTTAATTCTGCTGGTGTTAGATCTGTGGCTGGACTGACGCTTGCGGCTTTGACCAATGCTGACAATTCAACTTTTCGCACAGCCATCGGACTTGGGTCTGCCGCGACAAATGTCGCATCAGCATTCCAATCTTCATCCACTGTATTAAGCAATTTAGCATCCAGTAATGGCGCTGCCCTCACAAACATTTCTGTAGCTGGAGTGGTTGGGGCTTTGGCCACAAATGGAGATGCTATTAATCTTACCAATTTCCCAGCATTGCTTCTCCGCACCAATGGCAATGGAGCAGGATTAACCAACCTCACGGCTTCCAACATCACGGGAACCGTAGGACTGGCATCAAATGTCACTGGAACAATTGCCATTAGCAACGGCGGAAGCGGAGCCACCACTGCTGGTGGGGCAAGGACTAATTTGGGATTAGGACTTGTGGCTCTTACCAATGTTGACAATACCACATTTAGAACAGCTATTGAGATTGGTGTAACGAATGACGTTCAGTTTAAATCGCTTGTAGCCACCAACGCTGGAGCCAGCGCCACGCTTACAGTTAATGGTGGGCTTATTTTTGCAGGATCGCCCGCTTTAACAGCGGCGGCTTTGACGCGCACCAACCTTCAATTGGGTTGGTTAGCATTAACCAACACCAATACAGCGGGATTCAATGCTTCCCTCTACGGCAGCGGTATCAACCCCGTACTATACAACACCAACGGAGAGGTGGTGAGCCCGACTAACTTCTGGCAAGTGGCCCCGATATCCACAACTGTTCAATATCAGACAAATGTTACTGGAACATCCACAAATGCCGCGACAAACAGCCGTAATCTTTTCTTGTTTAGTCTCGCTCCTTCGGTGTCTGGAGTTACCAATACGGTTACATTGCCAACCAATCCCGCAACCACATTTGAAGGAGATAGAGCAACTATTACACATCTAGCCCAGACAACCAATGCGGTAACGGCTATCAGGCAATTGGGCGCGGCAACCAACCTAATCACCCTCAACCAGCTTGATGAAGCGGTCTTGTTGATGTATCGCAGTGGGGCGTGGACGTTGGCAGATAACATTTCCTACATTGAGCCCATTTTCTTTTCGGGAACCAATGCAGCAGCAAATGCGGCGGCAAGCAGGACAAACTTGGGATTGGGAATAACAAATGATGTCCAATTTGGAAGGGTTTTCGTGAATGGCGTCCTTGATGTTTATTCGGGTGTTTCGGGTGCTGTAGAGGTTTTTAAGCCAATTTTGATTGCTGATAGGGATTCAACAAATGATGTTTTTCAATTTGAGACTGGATCAGATAAGGCCATAGCCCGTACCAACCTTGGCCTCCCGCTCGCCGCCCTTACCAACACCAACGTCACAAATTTCCGCACGGCGATTGGGCTTGGAGAACAAAATGATCCTCGTTTCGCCTCCATTCGCATAGGAGATACTAACGTAAGCTTTGAAAGCGTCATTGAAGATGGGGGTATTAATTTTTACTTTAATCGCGGCACAAATAATAGTGAGCCAGCGATTACAATTGGTTATTTGTCTAATAGCATTTTGAGTTTTTTGCCTTTGGAGTTTCAGTCTAATAGTCATGCATCAATTACCCGCACCAACCTCGGACTTGGTGCCACCAATAATGTATCATTTTCCAATGTCACGGCATCTGGAACTCTGACAGCTACTGGCACTGTGACGGCAACCACCAATCTTGTGGTTAATGGGTTTGTAGACTTCTCCACCAACCACACCAACTCAAACCCCGTAACCAACAACCAGATCAATGACTTCATTGAGATTCGTGTTGGAACCAATCAATTCTGGCTACCAGTTTATAAATGACCAACTACTGGAGACTTGAGAGAGATATTGAAATCGTCCAAGGGAAAACATGGACGGCGAAGTTTCGTTATCTGACAAAGTCCTGCAAGGGGAAGTCTAATGTCCCCGTCAATCTTTCGGGCTACGGGGCCAACATGGTGATTCGGGAGTGTGCCAAGGATAGCGCCACTTTGCTCACATTGACCTCTGGAAGCGGGATTACGCTCGGCGGGAGCGCGGGCACCATCGAAATCGAAATCACCGCCACACAGGCCGCAAACCTCACCGCAGGCGACAACGTCTACGAAATCGAACTCTATCTCGGCTATACCTACATCGCGTTTGCCACTGGTAAAGCCAAGGTCTATCAGGAGATTGCCCGATGAGCCAAGAGGTCATTGAGATCACAGAGAGGGAGATTGAGGTTATTGAGGTGGTGGAGCGCGGGCCTGCTGGCCCAGCGGGCGCGGCTGGCACGGGTCTAGAAACGCTCACGACCCAAGGCGACACCCTCTACCGTGGAGCGGTTACGGGCGAGCGGTTGCCTATCGGAACGGCGGGCCAAGTCCTAAAGGTAAACAGCGGAGCCACCGCGCCCGAATGGGGAACCATCTCCACAGCGCCCAGCGGCCCCGCAGGCGGAGACCTTACTGGAACTTATCCTAATCCAACTTTAACTACTACGGGGGTTGTCGCTGGCACTTATACCAAGGTCACCGTTGATGCCAAGGGGCGGGCAACTATTGGAGCTTCTGCCACAAAGTCTGATGTTGGACTCGGTAATGTCGATGACACAAGTGATGCCTCAAAACCCGTCTCAACAGCTACCCAGACCGCGCTAAATCTAAAGGCTAATCTGGATTCCCCCGCGCTCACAGGAACACCGACAGCACCGACTGCTGCTGCTGGAACTGATACCACCCAGATTGCTACTACGGCATTTACACTGGCAAATCGCGGAGACCGCTATCTCACAACCTCTACATCATCCCATTCAATTACTACGGGAAGCAAAACATTTGTTGTCCAATCTGGACTCAGCTACACCCCGACACAGGACGTTACCATTGTATACGATGCAGCCCGCCACATGCATGCTTTTGTTACTAGCTACTCTGGAACAACGTTGGTGGTTAATGTCGATACCGTAGAAGGAACGGGTGGGCCATTCACAGCTTGGACAATCAATGTTGGCGGGCTTTTGACGGCGCAAGGGGCGCTTCTAGAGGTTAACAATCTCAGTGATGTCAGCAACCCCGCAACAGCACTAACTAATATTGGAGGTGTGCCGACAAGCAGAACCATCAGCGCGGGAACAGGGCTTACAGGTGGGGGAGATCTTACAGCCAACAGAACATTCACGGTCAGCTACGGAACCACCTCTGGAACTGCCTGTCAGGGCAACGACTCCCGCCTTTCCGACTCCCGCACACCAAGCAGCACCTTGGCTCACTCCTCGTCCCACCACACGGGCGAGACGGATGCCCTCGCCGCGCATCAAATCAACGGGCAGACGATTTTCTCGGTGACAAGCGTCAATTATAGCGCCGATCAAACGCTGCCAGCTAATCGCGCAAGGCAGATTACTGTTTCCAACACCAATGCAAGCGGCATCACGCTGACATTGCCGACACAAGCAGAAGGCACCCTGAATGGCGACACCTACGTCATTGTAGGTGGCAACACAATGAGCGGGCCGATTACGGTTCGTGGCGTGGCAAATCTTTCGCCGCTTGTTTACAATACGCTCGTCACAATCACGGCCACAGGGCAGCAATACCGCTTGCGTTCGGGCGGCGGAAGTGGTGGTAACTGGTCGCTCGTTCCCGTCGATACCCACACCCACACAGGCTCCCAAGTAAATGTCGGCACCACCGCCAACCTCCCGCTCAAAACAGGCACAAACGGCGTAGTCGAGGCGGGTTCATTCGGCACATCGGCAGGGAGCTTTTGCGAGGGGAACGATGCGCGGTTGAGCGATGCGAGGACGCCGAGTTCAACGCTGGCGCATGCGGCCAGCCATGCGGCGGGCATTAAGGCCAGTTTCAGCGGCCAAGTCGCAGGGATGTCCGCGCCCGTTCTTGTTCGCGCAAACGCCGCTGGAACCGCAGGCAACAGCATCACGCTTACATTTAATGGCTCTCAGTCGGTAAGTAACCGACTGTCTGCGTGGAACTCGGCCAATCCATCTAACCAAGCAACTTTAATTTGGGGTGACGAAGAACAAATCCCATCCAATGGCGCGGACATTACACTTTCTGGCGGGACTGCTGGCGGATCAGACCCAATTCCGTCTTTTTCTCAACTTGCCGTTAATGATGGCAATGATGTTTCATTAGTTTCGCTAAACGGCGCATCAAGCGACATCATTGAATTTGAAGCGCAAGAGCTAACATTTCAACATACTGGCGGCAATGGTACTCCCTACATTTCCGTTACGGACGAAAGCAACAATGAAGCACTGCTTGGTCTTCGCCAAGGCCAGATGTTTTTGCAAGGAAGCAACGCTGATGTCCGCATTGAGCAAAATGGTGGCGTGCTTGCCAACATCCTCATGGCAAGCGCCAAACTTGTTGACGATTTGGGCTTTGACGAGCAAGGGCCATATACTGCGACAATAGATGTTCAAGAGCAGCTTACAGACAACGTAACCCTCACGATTCCCGACCAGTCGGGAACTCTCGCAGTCGTTACAGACATCCCAACCACCGCAGGAGATGTTGGCGCGGTAGCGGCAGGAGCCATCACCACCTCTGGCCTAACCCAAGCCACCGCACGGATTTTGGGAAGGACGAGCGCCAGCGCGGGTGCCATCGAGGAGATCCAAATCGGATCGGGGCTTTCGCTTTCGGCGGGGGAGTTGTCTTCCACAGTCAGCGCGGGCATCCCTGCCACCATCGTGGACGCCAAAGGCGACCTCATCGTTGCCTCGGCGGCAGACACCGTGGCGCGGCTCCCCGTGGGCGGCACGAACGGCCATGTGCTTACAGTTGATTCGGCGGAAACTTTGGGAGTGAAGTGGGCAGCGGCGGCATCAGGCGGGATCTCCGCAGTCGGCGCAAGCGCCGCCGATGTGTTCAGCGTGTCGGGCGGCACTGATCTGGTTGCCGATGACGGCGGCACCATCAACGGCTTCAACCCATTTATTTCGTGGGACGATGCCAATGGGAAACTTGTTTATGCCAACCCACTCACTCGCTCTGGCGCTTTCGCCATCGGTGTTCAGCCGACCACTACGGCGCTCGGCAGCAATTCAGTTACAATTCGACCAACGGGCAACGCCAACCAAGTCGCGGGCGGCTCAAATGCTGTTTGCATCGGGTCATCGGTTCGCGTTGAAGGCTCGGCCAGCGTTGGGATTGGGTTTAGCGGAACCTCGCAAAGTAACGCCAACTGCACAGGAGTTGGAACAGACCACCAATGTTACGCCGCCAGCACCACGGCCATCGGGCAGTCGTCTATCGCTAATTCGGTTAATTCAACTGCGATTGGCACTGGCGCAAACGCCAGCGGTCGCGGAGCTTTTTCCACGCGCTGCTTTGATTCTGTTTATTGGGGCGGCCAAACCACCAACGCCACCCCGCTAATCCTCAACTTAGATGCAACAGCCACCAACCGCTTCACCATCGCCGCCTCCACCGCGCTGGCTGTAGATATCCTGCTCGTCGCCCGCCGCTCGGACACGCAGGACAAATGGCTCGTCGCCCGCCGCTTCCTCGGCATCCGCAGGGATGGGAGCAACAACACCTCGCTCATCGGCAGTGTGCAGACCCTCGGCGTTGATCAAAGCGCAGGCTCGCCAACGTGGACTTTTGCGCTGACCGCCGACGACACCAACGAAGCACTGCAACTGGAAGTGACGGGCGCGGCCTCCGAGACGATCCAATGGCGGGCCACCGCATTTTACCGAGTCGCTTAATATGAACTCCGAAGAAATCTACAACGTCCTCCTCGACCAGCCTCGCCAGATCGACGGCAAGACATGGCACGGACTGTCCTACCAGCTAACCCGCGACGAGAGCGGCAAGATCGAAGTGCGCGAGCATGGTTGGCCGACGAAGCTGACGATTTACGAGGCGGACGGCCCCGAACTCGACACCTTGGACGAGGCCACGGTGAAGGCCGCTATCGAAGCCGCGCTGCCTGTGGACGAGAGCTATGTGATTCCGCCGCCGCCTGTGCCGTATGTTGAGACTTTTACGGCAGAGCAAGTGGTCGCCAAGTATTTCAGCGCCTACCAGATCGCCGCCCTGCAACGTCTTGAGATGGCCCTCATCCAAGCAGGCAAGCCCCTCGGTGCGAAGATGACCGCCTGCAAGACATGGCTGGAAACCGTGATGCTTTCATGGGCCACATCCCCGACACCACCCGCACCAGCGGAGTCTTTCGGCCAGCCGCAGGCGAGCTTTGCGGAGGCGAGTGGGGAGGCGGTTGGGGCACTGCAATCTAATTGACTTAACTGGACAACCAACTTACACTTATACTTTAATGGCATCTCAAGGATCAGCAGAACTGGAAAACCTACCAGAGAGTGGGAGTCCCCCGAAAAAGCGCATCAAATCATCCGATAGCCTTGTAGCAATCGCCAACAAGTATATCGAACAAGATGAGGATGCGGCGTATCTTCGGGCGCGGGCGCAAGCCTTGGTCAACGGAGAAGCTCCCTACGATGCCGAAGAACTGAAGTCTAAAGGACTAACCCATGTGGTTAATGCCAACTTTGGTGAGGCCAATGCCATTATGGAATCTGCCTTGGCTCCGTATATCGAACTCCAGAACGGGGTGCCCCGCATTGCCAATGTCATTATGGACTCTTATAGTGGAGATTCCAACGAGGACTCTGAGATCATCTCTGAAGAGTTTGATTGGATGCTGAAGGAGTGGAGCGACCATGCTTACAACATGCAACTTCTTTCCCGCGAGTTTGTGGGGGATGGGGTCGGGGTGGCTATGTGGCCTGACGAACGTTCCACCTTCTGGGAGCCTTGCGGACTCAAAGATTTTAAAGTGGCCCGTGATACAAAAGTATCAGATGAGGCCATCGAAGTAGGGATCGTCCAGCGCTCCATGAGTGTGAGCGAGCTTTACAATTACATCCGCAATCCCAAAGCCGCCAAAGCCTTGGGGTGGAATCTCAATGCCGTTAAACAGGCTATCTGGAAAGCTTCGACCAAACGGGATCAGTGGAAGAACTACACCGCCCATTGGGAAGATTTTGAGCGTGAAATAAAAGAAAACGACCTTTATGCGGGTGAATCTGCATATCATAGAGCGCAGTTGATCTACGGCTACAACCGCGAATTCGACGGCAAGTTCACCCAGCTTATCGGTTCTCGCGATTCTTCGGACTTCCTCTACGAGCGTTATTCCCGCTATGGTAACGTGAACCAGTGCTTCGTCATCTTCACCTATGGAGTCGGTCAAGGCACCTTCCATACGATTCGCGGACTCAAGCAGAAGATTTACAACCAGATCCAGATTTCCAATAGGGTTCTGTGTCAGTCGGCCCAAGCCGCCATTACCTCTGGACTTATTCAGTTGCAGGGTGATGCCGAAGCCATCCAAGACTTTCAATATATCGAAGTCGGGCCTTATACCTTCATCCCCAGCGGACTGACACCGATCCAGCTTCAACCGCCTTCGATTGCCACTCAGGGTCTTCCTGTTTACAATTTGATGAGCCAAGTGTTGCAGAACAACACAGGCAGCTACCGTTCCCGTCAATCCACCCCAGAGGGCCAAGCAAGGTCGGCCACAGAGGTTGTCCAGCAAGCCCGCCAAGAATCCACGCTCAACGCCGCAGCACTGGAACTTTTTTATACTCCTTATAATAAACTTCTCACGGAACAGTATCGTAGGGCAGTTAACCCTCTTCTTACAGCTAATGATAAAGGCGGAGCCCTAGCTTTAGAATTTCGCCGCCGTTGCGCTCGCCGAGGAGTTTCCATTGAGCGTATGCGCCAATTTCTTAAAGTTACAGCATTCCGTGCTATGGGTGATGGAAGTCCCGTAATGACCGAAATGGCGAGCAAGCAACTCATGGAGCTTTATTCTTTGATGGACGAGAAGGGCAAAGAAAACACTCTTCGTTCTGTTATTGCTGGTATCTCTGGTGTGGGTTGGCAGAAGGTTAATCTCTTTGTGTCTGACAAAGGCCCGCGCCGTGTGGTGGACTTTGATATCGCCAACCTTGAGAATGGCAACCTCCGTCAGGGTATTCCGCAGATGGTTCACGATAGCCAGAACCATGCGGTGCATATCGAGGCTCATATCCCAATGATTGCCGAAATCATTGAGGCACATCGCCAACAGCAAATGGCCGATGAGCAGGCAATGCAGATCTTGCGTCCCGCCGCCGACCATGTGACCGAACACCTTGTCTTCTTCTCTAACAACAGTTATCGGGCACAGGAAGTCCGTGAACTCAAACGCCAACTCCAAAACCTCACGGCTTACATCGATGAGCTAGAGCAACAAGTTATCAACCGTATGATGGCTCAACAAGGCCAAGCACAAGAACAAGCTATGCAGGCTGGGCAACAGCCGCAGGGACAGATCGATCCCAAGATGGAGATGGAAATGCAAAAAGCGCAACTCAAGTTGGCAGAAATGCAGGAAAAGCGCATGATGAACCAAGAGACCCATCAACAGAAGATGGAGACCATTCGTCAGCAGATGGCTCTCAATGATCTTAAAACACGCAGTTCTATTCTTGAGAAAACAGCAAGGCCCGCAGGCCGACCCCCGATGGCCGCACAAACAACTTAATTTTTAAGATATTTATACTAGACAAAGATAAAACAATAGATAATATACACGATTATGGCTGAAAAGAAAAAACCCAATTGGGACAAATGGATTGGCGCTGCCACTGGTGCGCTTGGGAGAACATCTGTTCTTGGAGGCGCTGGTATTCTTGGGGCAACTGCTGCTAAAAATTATTCTGAAAATCGTGAAGCAATGCGTCGAGCAGAATCTTCCAAATATGCAGAAAGCAAGAAGGGAAAACAGGTGGGTAGCGCAGGAAGAGAAAGTGCCGTTCAGGCCAGAAAATCGGATAAAGAAATTCGTGAAAAATTTAAAGGCGACATGGTTAAGGTCGATCCTAAAACACGCAGGCTTAAATCCCCCCCTAGACCCCTCTATTAAAAAATCTTCTAGACAGGATTAGATTCCGAGTATAGTTAGACATTATTAATGGATTGGACAGATCAAGATGCCCGCGAGTGGGCTAAGACATGGGCGATGCCCCATATGCAGAAGGGGCTTAAGTTTATCTCCAAACGGATTCGCCCGAAGCGGAGCAGTAGTCCTGTGGCGCAGGGTTTTGATCTGTCGCCAGTGTTCATTAAGAGCGCGGGTTTTTACGAGGGCAGTCAAGAGGTTATGGATCTCATTGAAACTCTTGGTTACGGACAGGTAAATAAACCCAAATTTGACTTGCCAGAACCCTTCTCTCATATAACTTCAGAAGAAACCAACTAACATAACTAATATACTATTATGGCCGATATCCTCAATTCAGCCCTCACGGGTGACGCAGACTTTGCTGGCACAATCTTTGGCGGCAAAAATCAAGAACCTGTAGAACCGACTCCGAGTGAGACGCCCGCTCCCGAAACCCAGCAAGAAGAGCCAAAGCCCGCAGCCGAAACCCCGAAAGAGGAAACTCCCAAGGCGGAGAAAAAAGCTCCCGTTAAGGCGGAGTCCAAGGCCAAGGCAACCAAGGAAGAGGTAGAGAAGAAGGTTGCAGATATTACCAAGGAAGCGTCTTCGGAGAAGACTACAGAGAAATCAAATGAAAATACTTCGGATGATGATCTCCCGCTTAACCCCCACTTTTCCGACAAGCCCGTCTCTAATAAACCCGAAGGAGACGATTCCGAGAAGGGGATCTCAAGCTGGAAAGAGATTAAAGGCGAAATGAAAAAGGCCCGTGAAGAGCGGGATCGCCTCAAGGCCGAACTGGAGGCCACCAAAGAGAAGGTTGGCCAATAGGAAGGAGAGACAGTTAAGACTCTTCAGGAAGAGCTTGAGGGCTACAAAACCCGCATGGCAGAGCTTAACCGCGAGCTAAAGACCGCGAACTTTGAGCGAAGCCCCGAATACGTCGAAACCATTAAAAAGCCCCTGAGTGGCCTCCAAGGCGATTTAAAGGCTATTGCAGAAGCTAATGACGCCGACTTCTCCAAACTCTGGCAAGCATTGACTGAGCCAGATGCCCGCAAACGTATCGACTCACTAGAAGATCTCACGACCGACTTTAAACGCATGGAGCAGTTGTCCATCGTCAAGATGGCCGATAAATACCATGAATTGGCCCAATACCATGAGAGGTTCCAAAAAGAGGCCGAATCCCTCGCGGAAGCCGAAAGCGCCCGTAAGGCCCAATCCGAACAGGAGTTTATTGAGAACGACCTCCGACTTCAAAAAGCCTTCACGGCCAAAACATGGACAAATCTAGAAGATCGCTACAACTTCCTCCAAGAAATCGACGGACAGGATGACTGGAATAGCCACATCCGTAGTGCAAAAAAGAACGCTGCCGAGACCAATCTGGATCGCTTGAGCGTCGAAGACCGTAGCGCCATCCTCGCACGGGCGGCGGTAGTCCCCTTCCTTGAGAGCGCCATCAACCACTATACCTCCCAAATGGAGAAGGTGAGTGTTGAAAAAGATAGCAAAATCAAGGAACTTCAGACCCAGCTAGAAGGTCTAGTCGGAGCCACCCCCAGCTTGGGTAAAGCCACCGAAACCGATAGCAATGATGATGACGAAGATGTGGATAGTTTGATGAATTTCGGAAAAACTATTTTCCGCTAAAATTCTGCTATTGACAAATTTAGGGAGATGTAATAACTTCCCACCAAGACTTAGATCCGAGTTGGTCGCGGATACCTCGCTGGCGGGTTAGCGCCTTCAAAAATTGTAGCCGTAAATCTCTGGTAGCGGCCCAGAAACTTAACCGATAGACGGGCACCCTATGCCCCGAAATCAAACCTAACCCTTAAACTAAATAGAAATAAAATAATATGTCAGCACAAACTGCTACTACTTGCGAAAGTATCAATGACAATTTCCAGAGAGAGACTGGACGCATTGCCCTTGGTACCCATCGCTTGGGTCTTTATAAAGATCCTTATCTTCGTCTTGTCACCCAGTCGGCATTCCCCGACAACATGGGCAAAACGATCACCAACACCATCGCTCGCCGCACCATCGCCTCTGGCAGTGGTTGGGAGTCCATCGGTGTCACTGGCGAGTCTGGTCAGGACAACTCCTGCTTGGCTCCCGTCAAAAAGGTCGGCTACGCCTTCGATCAGAAAAACTTCTCGCTCCGCCATCAGGCTGTTGAGTCGGATTGGATCTGCTTGGAAGACGTTCGTACTTCGGCTTTCCCGATTGACGATGTCAACAACTACATCAAGATCTTGGCCGATAACGTCAACGTCGAATGGATCAAGCGTTACGATAACGACTATCTGGCCAATGTTAACATCTTGAGCGTCGAAGCTGGTTTCGACACCCAGATTGGAACTGGCGTCACCTTTAGTGGGGACAATGCCACGATCACTGGTCTCACGGCCCCGACGAGCGTTCTCACGACTGGCGTTCTGCGTCAGATCTACGACAGCCTCTACTCGGACAACGCTGGAGATGACGGCGATGCGGTCACCGATGACGGCGCTCCCGTCTTCAACGTGATGTCGGATCGCGCCACCATCGAACAGATGATCAAGATCAACGAGGACATCCGTCAGGACATCCGCTGGAGTGATCGTGTGAACGACCTGTTGGGCGCCAATGGCCAGATGCTTCTTCCTAAGAAGAGCTACGCTGGTTATGTGTTCCACAGCCGTCCGTTCCCGAAACGCTTCAACGATGGCGCTGGCGGCACCCTTGTCGAAGTTGCCCCTTACATCACGGATTCGGCCTTCAAGGGCACGAAAGCTATCGTCAACCCCGCCTACAAGAATGCAAAGTATACCTCCACGGTTATTTTCCATCCGAAGGCGTTGGAGTGGCTCGTCCCGAACCCGAACCTCAAAGTCGGCAAGCTGGTCTATGATGCTCAGAACTATCGCGGAGATTTCCGCTGGATCAACGAGTATGATAAGAACTGTAACCCCGACAAGAATAGTGGTTACTGGCGCGCCAAAATGGCCTGCGCCGTCAAGCAGATCTTCCCTGAGTGGGGCTATTACATTATCCACCTCCGTTGCAGCCTTGCGAACGATCTCGTTCCTTGCGCGAGCGGTAGCGGATACGGCTATCTGGTTCCCTAATAGCTAGTCTCTAATCATCAAGGCTTGCCTTGGAGTAAAATCTAAGGCAAGCTCTATGAGGAGAGAATAACTATTATGAAACTAACTATACCGACTGATTATACCCTGCCTGAAGATGTTGCTGATGGCGACACCTTTGAAGAGCTTGTGACCTTCCGTGTTGACGGAGATTCGCTGGTTCCCACCATGTTGGCTGGCGTCGAGATTGCGGCTGAAGAGGCCGAAGACGAAGACGAGATGGAGGACGAGGCCGCTGACGAAATGGAAGCTGGCGTGTCCCCAATGAGCGGCATGGGTGAGCGTATCATGGGCATGGCTTAAAGGACGGAGACCATAGGCTATGGCTCTCCCTACTTTAGATGCGGTGTTTGCTTCGGCGGCGGATCAGCCCCGAAGGATGATGCTTTCCCAGTGGTTAGCTGGCGAGAAAAGTGAAGTTGCTACTTCTGCTGGTGTTTTGGTTTCGGGCGCTGGCACTGATACCTCTAATGGTACCTACACCTTGGATGGCCAAGAAAACGGAAGAAACAAATATGTTTCTGGATCAAATACCATTACTTGGGATGGAGCAAGTATTTGGACTTTATTTGATTCTTTTGAAGATCGAATAACATATGTTATTCAAGAAGATGTTCAATTTCCTTGGCTTGGAACTTGGATTGTGGATGATGCGGATGAGCCGCCTCCCACCGCAACCGAAATCCCAGCAGTTAACCCAATAGCTAATTACCTCACACTTCCAGAGCGTTATCTCTGGGCCAAGATCGCCGTAGCCGCAGGCGCAACAAGGACTGAAGTGGACTACATTAGCCTTCCCAAGAATTATGCATGGAAGGCCATTTATGATGCAATTTCAGGATCGAGTGCTGGCACTATCGACTGGAGTGAGAAACAAGCCTTGGGGCATATCGCCGCCGCCTATCGTGGAGACACGGGAAACCCCGCAAACCTAGCTACATATATTGATTGGCCTTGGCGCTATCAAGTGGCTTCCATTATTACCAGCCTAGCCACACCAGCCACATTCAATGCCGTCATTGTTTCTGGTGCTGGAACTTCGTCTTCCAATGGAACTTATCAATTTACTGAAATTGGCGGAGGCGGAAAGGCGCAATATACAAAAAATGGAACAAACAATTCGGTGGGGTGGGATGGATTAAATTGGAATATTTATGATGCTGATATTGACGATGACTCCTACCGCTCAAGTTCTGATACCGAATTTCCATGGCAAGCCACTGGATGGACTGCTATTGGAGGATCAAATCCAGTCCCAACCTTAACCCCAACCAACGTGTAGCACTATGAGCCTAGAAGAAATACCAAGACGCAGAGGGATGGAGCGCGGAGTGAAGCTTACGATGAGCGAGTTGATTGCGGGCATTGCGCTGATGGTCACTTTGTTTTCGGCGCTCAATGGGTGGGTTGTCCTCCCAGAACAAATGCGGTCTATCCAAGCCAATGATGCTAAACAGGATGCGAGGATTGAAATGATCAATAAGGAAAACCAAGAGAGATCCGAGACCTTGGCCCGAATTGATGAACGTACAAAAAGAATCGAAGATTACTTGAAATCCAAGGGATTCTAGTCTAGCTTTAAACCTATGAAATCATTCTTTGCCAAAATCTGGGGTATTACCTCAAACGTCTTTAACTTCTTTCTTCCCGTCCTTCGGGAAATTGCCTCCTCTTCGGTAGCAGTTCTTCTACCGATTGCCTTGGAGATCGTCCAATCGCTGGCCTCCACTGATAAAACTGGAGCCGAAAAGCGCGAAGCTGCCGTCAAGAAACTCACCGCTGCTGCTAAAAAGCAGGGCGTTAGTGCTTCGGAGTCCCTGATTCGCTTCACCGTTGAGTCGGCGGTTCAACGCTACAAGTTGGAGCAATAATCAAATGAAAGATAAAATCCTCGCATTTCTAGTTAGCAAGCTGGGTGGCGTTATCACTCCCTTGATTGCCATGGTGGTTGCCGCGATTGTCTCCCGCCTTGCCATGGTTGATCCTAAATTGGCAGAGTCCGTTGATCAGGTCAGCCTTACTGGATTCATCGTAGCCTTGCTTATCTCTATCGTTAACTACGTTACAAACGAAGTGAATGTCAGGGGTGTTAAGAAAATCCAAGCCTTGGTTCACACTGACGAGGATGGGGTGGCTGGGCCGATTACCTACACCGAGGTTCGTCGGGCTATCGCCATTAAGAAGCCCGTTCGTCGCAAGAAGAAATGAGATTATCCCATGAAACCCTCAAAGCAATACTCGTCCCAAGCCCGCCCAAAGAAGATCGCAGAAATTTCTTTGTCCGTCTATTCAGTTCC